TGTCAATTCCGTTAAGACCATTTTTCTTTAAGTTACCGACAAGTCCTTCGTTATCATCACATTTATAAAATAAGTGACGACCACGTGCCTGTCCATTTTTATATGAGTAATTTCCAGTAAGAGCCTCAACTGTTGGTGGAAGAGCTCCATCAAGTAGTGCCTCAAACTTTTCAAATGATGCAGGGCCATCAGAACGTGGATCAATGTCAATTACAAAGAAACCAGAAGCTTGGCAGTGAACTCCGATGTTGTTATCAGGTGCCTGCGTGTACCAATTGTTAATTGTTTCAAGATCTGATGTTGCGCGAGTATTCCACTCGGGGATAGATGGGTGCTTGCCTACATCCTTAGGCTCTGCATGTGGACTATTACAAGTACACCGCCCACCGACAATTCCATAGCAAGGAAGAATCTTCCATCCCTGAGATGCGTACCACACTGCTGCTGGCTGAAGACGACCCAGCGCTGAGTCCCAATTTGTCATGTTAGTCTTTTACCTTCCCTGCAATGAGAAGGGTAGTAAACCAGCGTTCAGCATCTTCTAGTGAGATATAAAAACGTTCTCTTCCGGTCTCTGTCTTAGTTATTACGGCTGGAAGTTCACCAGCATTAACTGCACGAGAAACAGTTCGAGCAGGAATTCCATAAGTTGTCGCTACGCTTCTTACGCTCATACGTCGTTGTGTCTGTTGCATCTAGTTCCTCTCTATGTTGACAAAGACCCTAGTACATAACGACTTCTAAGGCATTGTTCAATGTAGAAGCACTCTTGTACAATTTGCGGAATTTGGGACAAGTCCACTATAACGGGTATCTACCACTCATGTAAACAAACAAACAAACCAATTTTATGATTAAAATTATTCTTACCTTCTACCTCTTAGGACACTAGCTCATGCCATCAGAAATACTTCTTACTATAGCGGGTGTTATTGGCGCATTGGCAGTTATAGGCGGCGGAGTGGTTTCAATATACCGAATTGCTACTCGGATAGATCAAGCTCTTGCTGTAGACGAGGAAGGTCGCACAATATCAGATCGAATGTCCCGTGTAGAACACCAGCTTTGGAAGAACGGTGGAGATTCACTGGCAGATGAGGTAGGCGAAACCCATAGAATAGCAAGAGAGACGGCAACAGAAGTACGGTTGATGAAGGATATTTTATTAACTTTAATCGGGCAAGCGCCAGCTGCACCAGCAAGATCAAGAAAATCAAAAGCAGCCTTTGCTCTAAAAACTTTTGATAAAGACGAATAACATAGTAGATTAGAAGCAGTTTACAAGAACTGGTAGTAATTATACAAAATCAAGTAAGTCTACTTAGTTTCACAGTTTAATATACTTTTCACTAGTAAAAAATAGTCTCTAATAGTGTACACATGAGCGTTACTTTTTTTAATTTATTGTTTATAATATAGTTAAGTGTTTACTATAGGTGTATAGTTTGCATTGCGCTAAGGCGCCTAATTACCAAGTGAGATGGTGAAAATGTCATTATCTGAAAGGCTATCTGTAGCCGTAGGTTCAACAGTAGGTCTGCCATGCAGAGTCGGTAGCCTGCTTACTGGAAATCAGCTTTCAAAGGAAGACAAGGCAAAACTTGCCGAGGTTCTAGAGGTACCATATGGAGCTCAAGGGCGTTTGCCCAACACGGCAATCGCTGCTGCCCTACGTGATGAAGGATTCGATATTGGAGATGCGGCAGTTACAAAACACCGCCGTGGAGGATGTCGCTGTTTTGGATCCAATCCCAAGGTTGCGATGTAAATGAGTCTTGGCGACAGCTTAGATAAACAACTTCATATAGCAGGAAGATCTGGTTCAGATGCCCGTTTTTCTGCAACACCTGAAGCGTATAAAGCGCGCCTTGACATCGGTGACGATGGAGGTTTTATTCAATCCATACCCTATCCTTCGGGACAGGTGCCTGACGCAAAGGACATACTACAATCATTTGATCTTGACCCTCTTCAGTGGGTTGTTACAGGGCTACGACGCTCAAAGTGGCAAAGATACGATGGAGAATTTTTAGAGTCCCACCGCATAACTGTAGTTCCAGTTGCCGTTCAACAGCAAGATAAGGCTGATGTTGAGCAGATGGTTAAAGAGCTTAGCAAATGGAAACCTTCTAAGGTTTCTTACCCTAAAACAACAGGACCTGAACTTGCATTTGTGTTTGCCCCTAGCGACCAGCAAATTGGAAAAAAGCAGGGTGGAGAAGGCACTCCTCAAACAATAGACAGGATAATCTCTGCAACTGACGGCGCGGTACAACGTCTTTCAGACTTGAGACGAGTTGGAAGAAACATTAACACAGTAGTTATCTCACTTCTTGGAGATCACGTTGAAGGAAACGTTTCTCAAGGAGGGCGTCTACAAAGCCACTCCGCATCTGATCTTGGTCTTACAGAGCAGACGCGAGTAGGGCGTAGACTTCTTATGGCACAAGTAAAGGCATTTGCACCTTTAGCAGATCGCGTAATAGTTGCAGTAGTAAATGGCAATCATGATGAGGTATCACGTCAAGTAGCACTAGATCCATCAGAAGGATGGAACACAGAGATTGCAAGCTCAGTTCAAGACGCATGCGCTGAGAACAGCGCGCTTTCTCATGTAGAGTTTAGATACCCTGCTAAAGACCATCAAACCCTGGCTATAGACGTGAACGGGACGATGCTAGGCTTATTCCACGGGCATCAAAGTGGAAAGAACGTATCGTTGTATTTACAGGAACAATCCGCAGGTAAAACTCCTCTGGGAATGGCTGATGTTTGGTTATCTGGTCATTACCACTCATATAGAAGTATGGATATTGGTGAACGCTTTTGGGCACAGTGTCCAACTCTTGACCCTGGTTCTGCATGGTACCGTGATCGACATGGTTTAGAATCTAATCCAGGTATTCTTACAATGGTTATTGGAAATGGCCATGATGCGCGGCAAGATCTAAGTGTTATACCCGTGACGAGAAGAATCATATAAAATGGGAAGGCGGTACCTTGATAAGAAACCGTCGCCCGATAAAAGACGCACGTAAGCGTGTCTTACGTCAAGCAGAAGACAAGGTAACAAAGCAAGACTACGAGCAGTCCGACGAGATTACCCGCATTGGAATTGTTTGGGCAGGGCTATTAGATCTTGATGACGTTCTCCCATCTACAACAGTTGCAGCAATGATGGCTGCCGCAAACTTAGTTCGAGCAACAAGCACAACAGACGCAGAAGAGTATTGGATTGATGCTGCCGCATACTCAGCCATGGGTGCCTACAGTGAGCCAGATGAAGATCCTGACCATGGTAAACTAACCACATCTGGTCCAACCATCGGTTTTGGAGTTCCAAGTCCACCTAATTAGTTAGAGTGTTTGTTATTATTAGTATGGTAAATATACCTGACTCCCCTTGCGCGGAACGGAGTTGTAGTGAGCTGGTCTAACGATGTCGTAACTCGTGTTGTAACGGGTACATACCTTACTGGTCGAGGCGTTCCTGCTCGCGGTCGAGTAACCTTTACACCAACGGCAACAGTAGTTGACCTTCAAAACGCAGTTCTTATTCCTGGAGCTGTTGTTGCTACATTAAACAGCAGCGGTAGTTTCTCAGTAACTCTTCCAACAACTGACAATCCAAATTTAACGCCTGATGGTTGGGCATATGAAGTTAACGTTAGACTATATGGCGTAAAGCCTCAAAGATTTTTTGTTTTTATTCCTTACGGTGATGGTTCTACATTAGATCTCAGCATTGAGTTAAGCAGTGCATCTCCTGTAGCAGATTCAACTACACTTCCTCCAATGCCACGTGGACCAATTGGCCCTGTTGGCCCAACAGGTCCTTCTGGCTCTGGTGTTCGTGTTCTTGGCTCATTTGCAACATTAGGCGCACTACAAGCAGCATACCCAACAGGTACTGCAGGCGATGGTTACATAGTCGCAACTAATCTTTATGTATGGAGTGCAAACACTGCTTCATGGATTAACGTCGGTCCGTTTCTTGGACCAACAGGTGCAACTGGTGCAACTGGTCCAAGTGTAACTGGTCCAACTGGAGCAACTGGTCCAACAGGTGCAACAGGCGCAACTGGTGCAGCAAGTACTGTCACCGGACCGACAGGGCCAACAGGCGCAACTGGTGCAACAGGTGCGCAAGGTATTCAAGGTGTAACTGGTCCACAAGGATCTGTCGGTCCACAAGGTGCACAAGGTATTCAAGGTGCAACAGGCGCAACAGGTCCACAAGGTATTCAGGGTAACGAAGGTGCAACAGGACCTACAGGTGCAACAGGTGCTACTGGTGCTGGTGCAACAGGTGCAACTGGTCCAACTGGCGCAGCAGGAGTAACTGGTCCAACTGGTGCAACTGGCGCTGCTGGTAAAAGTGTAACAATCTTTGGTTCGTATGCAAACCTTGCTGCTCTTCAAGCAGCACACCCAACTGGTCAACCAGGTGATGGATACTTTATTGACAATGGCACTTTGTATGTATGGAGTGCTGCTACTAGCGCTTGGGAAAATGTTGGCAATCTTGAAGGCCCAACAGGTGCAACTGGTCCACAAGGTGTAACTGGTCCAACAGGCGCAGTCGGTGCAACTGGTGCAACAGGTGCAACAGGTGCAACAGGTATTCAAGGTAACCAAGGTGTAACAGGACCAACAGGTGCAACTGGTGCAACAGGTGCACAAGGACCGTCAGGTGCGCAAGGTATTCAAGGTAACGTTGGCGCAACAGGCGCAACTGGTGCGCAAGGTATTCAAGGTATTCAAGGTGACACTGGTCCAACAGGAGCAACTGGTCCAACAGGTGCGCCTTCAACAGTTACTGGTCCAACTGGCGCTGCAGGCGCAGTCGGTGCAACAGGCCCAACTGGTGCAACTGGTATTCAAGGTAATGAAGGCCCAACTGGTCCAACAGGCGCAACTGGTGCTACAGGCGCAGGTGCAACAGGCGCAACAGGTGCAACTGGTCCAACAGGTGCTGCTGGAGCAACTGGTCCAACAGGTGCACAAGGTATTCAAGGTAACCAAGGTGTAACAGGTCCAACAGGTTCACAAGGACCTACAGGTCCAGATGGCGCA